CTCTTTTACTTCGTGCGGATACATAAAGTTTGACGGAAATAAAAGTATATCTCCTGTTTTTAACTTAATTTCTTTGCCCCTGCAACAAAATTCTGATCCTTCATAGTCTTCATTAAGGTTGGCGACTATTGATACTATTGGTACACCTTTCATTTTTCCATCAAATATACTGTGGATATGATCATAATGTTCTCTCATCATAGTTCCAACTTCATACTTGTTAAATCTTATTGGACTAAATTTAGAGAGCCATGGTCCTTGAGTCTTGTCTCCTGGCCAAGTGTGTCTTGTTTGATAATCTTCTAATGCTTTTGCTAAATATGGTGTAATTTTATTTTGTTGTTCTTGTGTACAAGGCATTACATCTAATTCTTTTGTTGGTTCAGATTCAAAAGTTCCTTCAGCATAATTATTCCAAGTGTGTTTTTTCCATTCTTTTTTATTACACTCATCTATTAATGCTTCACACACCTCTGTTGGTATATGATTTTCAACATATATATAATCTTCAATTGTGCTCATTCATCAAACTCCTTATATCTAAATGGGTTAAACTATCTTCAGTTCCTAATACATCAATACTAAATGTATTAAATGACATACTAATTCTAGATTCCTCACTCATGTTTATAGGTACACTGTGTTTTAAATTTGATGGAAACAATATAAGTTCTCCATCAGTGCAAGGTAATAAAAATGTTTCTGAATTTAAATTGTTATATTTTTTAGGATCAAGTTTCATAGCTGATTGTATTGCTTTAGAAAAAGATATTGGGGGTAGTTTAGGATCTTGTTTAAAATAAAACACACCACTAATAATACTATTGGGATGCACATGTTCATGGTGCTTGGATCCTTTAGGATTTTTATTCATCCAAGATTGTGTAACCACTAATCTTTGATCTGATTGAGATATTTCTTTAGTAAATTTATTTATAGACTCATTTATAAAATTTTTTATATTTTTAAACTGTTCGTGTTTTAATAAATAAGTATCTTTAGATTTAAAATTACCATTAGCTTTTTGTTCAAGCCATTCTAATGTATCAATGTGTTTTAGTTCATCAACTAATGAACCTTCATACTTTGTAATCAATAAAGGTGTAGGAAATATCTGTAATAATTCGTCTTTCATACAAGATGTATATTATATTATGTTAACTTTGTAAAATTAATTAAGCTAGTCCTCCGTGACCATTTCCCATTCCTGCTAGACTTCCTCTTGCAAAAGATGCATCTCCAAAGTCAGTAGCATTACCTGCTGAAGCAATTGTGATATAATCTATTGTATTTACAATTGCATTAGAGGAACCAACACCAGCAAATATAACTCCTCTAGTATGACTAGAAGCAGCACCCATATCACTTCTTCCTACAGTCAAGTCACCAAAGTCTGTACCGTTACTAGTTGAAGCCATTGTTATATATTCCATAGTGTTTGAAGCGCTTTGAGCACCTACTCTAACTCCTCTTACTGGAGAAGAAACAGCCTCGCCTGCACCTAAGGCAGCAACAGCGTCACCAAAATCAGAAAAATCTCCTAATGAAGCAATTGTGTGATAATCAATTGTATTGACACTATAAGAACCGTATCTAATAACTCTAGTCGTATTTGCCATACCTGCAGCTTTAAGTGACCCAACTGATAGATCACCAAAGTCAGCCGCATTACCAAGTGTCGCTGGCGCCCAATAATCAACTGTTGTTAAATTACCGCTAGCATTATAAAACCCCATAGAGAAACTTCTCGTATCATTTGTAGATGGTCCTCTACTAGCACCGTAACCTGCAGCAGTAGCATCTCCAAAATCTGCAAAGTTTCCTCGTGAAGCAAACTCCGTATAGTCCATAGTATTTGTTGTATAAGGAGAAGAACCTCCTATATATCCTGAATGACGAACACCTCTTGTTCTATTACCAGACATTGAAAATGAATTATTAACTGCTAGTGTTAAATCTCCAAATGAAGATGATCTACCTAATGTTTCAACTTGTACTACTTCACAACTTTTTAAATATGCAGGACCATCGTTTCCTCCACCAAACAAACCTAGTGTTTGTCCTGGTCTATTTAAAGCAGTTACTTGTGGTCTTTGCGAACCAGGTGTACTTAAATCTATTCCACCATGACCATTGGCACAACCTGTTCCACCTTCTCTCACTGAACCTAAATCTCCAAAGTCTGTTGAGTTAGCTGTTGTTGCAATTTGAATAAAATCTATTGTATTTTGAGCAGGGCTTGCTCCACCTGCCATAGTTCCTCTTACACTATTAGAAGCTCCTCCCCCACTATAACGTGCTACAGTTAAATCTCCAAAATCTGCTGCGTTACCTGTTGAAGAAATTGTTATATAATCTACATCATTTGAATTTGCACCAGGACTTTTTCTTCCGCCTTGCCAAACACCTCTAGTGCTAGAAGAAACACCTGCACAGTTATAACGTGCTACAGTTAAATCTCCAAAATCTGTTGCATTACCTGTTGCAGAAATTGTAAAAAAATCTATGTATGTGTTGTAATTTGTTCCTGGGTTTTGGTTTACTCCTGCAAAACAAGCTCTTGTTGTATCTGCTAAACCCCCATTTAACATAACTCCAGCAGCAGTTAAATTACCAAAATCAATTGCATTACCAATTGAAGCCATGGTTATAAACTCAACAACATCATTTCTAGGAGTACCTCCAGCCATAATACCCCGTGTATTATTACTAGCAGTTCCTTGTCCTCTTGTTGCACCTAATAAATTTCCAAAATCTGAAGTATTACCTCCTGTAGAAAACGCAATATATTCAATTACATCAACATTAGCAGAAGGAGTTTCTCCTCCTGAAAAAAAACCACGAATTGCACTACCCATTCCTGCTGGTGCACCACGAGCACTAATTAAATTTCCAAAAGTAGTAGCATTCCCTGCTGTAGTTAAATTAATATCTTCTATAGTTGTTATTAAACTTCCATTATTTCCTGCAGCAAATAAACCTACATTACCTCTAATATCATTAGCTCTTACAATATTGTTTCGTTCTTTAATATCCCAAACAGCCATTATGGTCTTGTCCCTTGATAGCCGTCATTTAATCCACCGTGTGCTTGTGATCCTCCAGCTAGTTGTTGTGTTGCAGCAACTAAATTACCAAAATCTGTAGCATTTCCACCATTAGCTATGGTTACAAAATCTATTACATCTGAACGAGATCCTGTATTTCCTCCTGCAGTTACTGCTCTAATACTATTACTTAATCCAGTTGGTTGTGTTCTTGCTACAGTAAGATCACCATAATCTATTGCATTACTTTTCGAAGCAATTGTCACAAATTCTATTACAGATAATTTAGCAGGGTTAGTTAAACCTCCACTAAAAACCCCTCGTGTGCTACTTGAACTAGCAGCTGGTGCTCTTTTGTTTGCTGTTAAATCTCCAAAATCTGTTCCATTTCCTGTGTTTGCAATTGTAATAAAATCTATTACGTTAGTTTCACCTACTCCACCACCAAACAAACCTCTAGTTGGACTAGAACATCCACCTCTACTTTCAGTAGCAGTAGTCATATCTCCAAAATCAACAGCATTACCTGCTGAGGCTATCGTAATAAAATCCATAGTGTTAGTGTTAGCTGGATTTTCATCGTACCCTAAAGAAAAAATTCCTCTTGTACTATTAGAAAGTCCTGTACAACCATAGGCACCCGCAGACATATCTCCAAAATCAGCAGCATTACCTGTTGAGGCTGCTGTTATAAATTCTATACTATTTAATAATCCTACACCTCCTGCAAACAAAGCTCTAGTGTGATTACCTAATCCTGCTATTGCTCTTCTTGCAGTAGCTAAATCTCCAAAATCTGTTGTATTACCCGCTGTTGCAATAGCTATAAATTGTATGGCATTTGTGTCAGAACCAGTAGTTCCTCCTGCAAAAATTCCTCTAGACCCAGCATTACGCCAATAGCCCCCCGCAACAGCATCATGAACTTCTTTTAAAGTCCATACGCCCGAACAATCATCTATTTGTGGGTAGTTAGCCATTTAAATTCCTAACTTGTTTTTTTAGCCCAAATACCAGCTGCTGCATCAGTTTGATTAAATGCTTCTTGTCCACCTGAACCATCATCTTGTGTCCATTCAGATGTGTAAGTATCTAAATAAGTTTTTATTGCTGCTGCATTTGCTAATTCACCTAATCCAGTTTCACTTGATCCATCTAC